CGTACTAAGTGTCAAGTTACATTTGTGCAACTGACCATACCACAGCTAAACGTTCGGTGCGGAGTGGCATAAATCCGTAATACCACTTGATGGACATAAAACCAGTTTCACCAAAGGGATCATTACGATCTGACGTTGCTTCCCCTGGTTTTTTATTGAAGATACGAAATTTCGTCATCTTGCCGGATGTCTGGAAACCAATAGTAGTGAAGGACTCTGACCCAATAACCAGCATCGGATAAGCGTCATAACGGCCATTAGTGGTACGATAGCCAGCGTTACCCGCAGTCTCAATGGCACCCACACCTGCATGGTGGAGCATCTCAGGAACGACTACAATACGGAAACCTGCCACACTACCGATTTCACCATTGATTTCAGAACCAGCGGCTGCATACTGAGCCAGGGGAATGAAAGCAGGGTTGGAATGATAATCGGTCATCTGCAGCAAAGTAGGCTGCATCTCTGAGCCGATGTACATAATACGACAAGCGGGTACAACCTTGGTATCTACCATCCGGGAACCGGTGATAATCTTGGTAGCTTTGGGGCATCTGTTATTGGTAAGTTCAATATCCAGCTTTACCAAATCAGAATACGCTACTTCAGTAATGCTTCCGGTCTCCCCTGAGAGTTCAGCGAGGGTATCTACGGTAGCAGCGCCAGGGAAGTACTCAACACCTGCATTCTCAAGCAGGTCAATCTGGAGCATATCTTCCGTGATCTCATGAGCGCCGAAAAGCATCTCCCGGTTAACATGTGCTTCCAGTTCGGCGTCCGTATCAAAGTTCAGAGATTCTTCGGTGTACTCTTCAAAGAAGCCAAACTTCTCGATGGTGCCTTCCAGATTAATACGGGTAAAGCCTACCCTGTTTACACGGCCACCGGTCTCAGAGAGTGCCGGGAGCTTACCCTGAACAGAACCAATATCTTTTGAAGAGCTGTAAAGGTTACCGTACCTGGCTGCTTTGGATGCACCACCGATAATAGCAAGACAGGTATTCGCCTCAGCTTCGGTAGAGAACAACAGATCCTGCATATCCAGGGTGATGCCTGCAGCAGTTACAGTTGCAGTGACCCCAGCAGTATCGGCTTCGATCAATGCTTTGATCTGAGCATGGGTTTTAGCCGTATCAGCCGTAGTGAGGTTAGCACCGATAGCCCGGTTTGCTACAAGCAAGCGCCAGTTATCGTTTGTAGCGTCATAAACATAGTCGCCAGCAGAGTGAGCAGCAGTAGTAGCAGCACCATTGGCTTCAGTATATTTCGGCAAGTTGCCAGTAAGATAAGGAACACGAACTGCAAAATTGGTAACAACCATGGTTGCCCCAGCAGCATCAATACCCTGGTCATTAACATTTCGGTGATCCAACATGGGAACATAATGATAACGCTTGATCGTTTTCCCAAAATTCTTAGGCATGTTAGTAGTATCTGCAAGCTGAGAAAAATACTTCTCTTTCTGCAAATCTTTGAGAGCATCCTTTAGGTAGTAATGGGTCTGTAACTGAGTTCCAATGGTGGAGTCAGAACCAGTACCATATACCTGTCCATCTGTAAGAGTCATTTCTTTGCCTTCCTATATCAAGATTTTAAGTATTTTTTGATGTCCAGTTTGGCAAAATCTTCGTCTGACATTTCAAGAGGATCTAAGAGGTTCCCAACAGCAGGGGTCTTTGACGTCTTAACAGGACTTGCTGCACGTTTTCTCTGTTTCCTTTCAATCTCTTCGGTAGAAGGTTTTGCTTTAAGAGGTTGAACGATAGAAGTAGGTGCCTGTTTTAAAGGTGTTCCAGTACGCTGTAATTTACCCTCATCAGCCATCATATTCCCAATCTGGATATATGCCTGAATATCTGAAATACCGTTAAGGCGGCCTAAATTCCGTTCATAGTCAACTCGCTGCATGACCTTATCAAAAGTACCATCTTGCATATGCCCATTGATCGTAGCAATGATTTGTGGCTCAGTGGCAATGGTGTTCTGACTTGATTCATCCCACTCTTTAGAGACGACATTGAGAGTGCGTTGGAAAGTAGGGGTTTCCCTTATCCCGGTAAGGACATCATCCAACGCTATTTCTGTATCTGAAACTCTTCTTTGAGTAGGTGTGTAGTTGCTTTCTGCTTTTACATCTATATCTAAAGGATCAATGTTGCTGTCCTTTAAAAGCTTTTGAATTGCTTCTGGTTTTTTATTAGCCAGGTCGATGAGGTAATTAAGTTTATCTTCATTAAGCAGACCATGTTTTTCCAGGAGCTTTACTTGTTTCATTGCAGGCTTTAAAGCTGACATCTTCTTATGAAAACCAGCACCCATTTGCATTAGTTGAATGGCATCTTCAACACTCTGTGCCTGCATATCTGTGCCGTTAGCCTTAAAGGGGGCTAACAGCTTTTCGTACTCGGCTTTATAATCTACCACCGGAACATCTGAGGATTCTCCTTCTGTGCTGTCCGGGGATTTCTCCGTTTGTGTTTCTTCTGGGGCTTTTCCGTCATCTCCAGATAAGGGGTTAGAAACATCAGAACCGGTAACAGTACCTGCCTTATCTCCCGATTCTTCTGTCTCTGTTTCCTGGTCAGCTTCAGGTTCCTCTTTGCTTTGAATGGGATCTTCTGTACTGATTTCACTCTCGTTTGTGGTCTCTTCACTTTGTTGGGAAGCTCCCTGTGTAGTATCAGTAGGACTCTGTAGAGCTGCAAATTCCTCATCGGAAAGTTCAAGGGGATCCAATGTTACAGGTTCTGTCATGATTTAGATGACCACCTCTTCCAAGGCTCTGTTCATCTCTTCTTCTGCATCTACCAAAGCCTGTTTAGCCATCTTGCCCTCCTGCTCTACATAAAGCAGAAACAGCCGAAAAGCACCGATAGCCTGCAGTTGAGAATCGACGTACAACTTATTATTGGCATCCTGGAAAGCAGGAGATACTTTTTTTGTCAGCAGATCACGAAGCCTTACCTCACCCATAAAACCAGATGAGATGAGTTCTTTATAATCCGGGTTTTCTTCAAGACGCTTGAGGACTTCCAGCATTTCAACTTTTTTCTTTGCCAGCTCCATGGATAATCCGAGTTCTTTAATTTCTTCTGACATTTATTTCTCCTTGGGTTTATTATTAACTAGTTGTTTGGTTTCTTTATCGTGCTTTGCTTTTAACTCTATTTTCTCTTTCTCTCTTGCCTGGTGGACACCGGACTCCTGTTCAAGGAAGGTAAGGTCTTTAAGATCTGCATCACTTCCCAGGTTCTTAGCTTTTGCTTTCTCAGCACCAGCCTTTGCTTCATTGAGTTTTGCCTGAGTAACTGTCTGGATTCCCTGGACACCATTTAGCTCTGCTTCAGAAGAATGCTTCATAGCCAGGGCCTGTTCTTTGGCAATCTGGGCTTTAAGCAGTTCAATTTGTAGCTGCATCTGCATTTGCTGCATTGGGTCTGGCTGAGGTTCAAACTTCTCAATACGATCTGCTATCGCAGGCATCTTTCGTAACCGGGCGATATCGGAGAGGATCATCTTTTGTAATCCTGGGTCCATACCATTGCCGGTAGTCTGCAACATGAAAGCAAGTTCTTCTGCTTTCTTGTTATCTTCCTCCGCTGTGGATATGGATAACTCAAGATCAAAAATACCCTGTAAATCGTCTCTTCTAATGGGGATGAACTTTTCATTGGTAACTCGTATCACCTCTTCGTCTGAAAGGAACTCTGCGTTCATGGCCATGATTTTACGGCCTATTTGAACTACTCCATAAGCCAGACGACGAAGGATACCCATCTCTCTCTTAGATGCAGCATCAAGAGCAGACCGGCCATTTCTCACACTCTGCCCTATAGCTTCTCCGGTAATGCCTGTGTGGTATGACTTCACACCAGTGATAGATTCGGCCTCTGTCTGCTGTAGGGTAATCAAGTTATAAGCAGACTGTGGGATCTCCGGGTACTGGTGGGTATAAATAGCCTGTCTTGCATCGTCTGTAGTGTTGATATCATAGTCGTCACCACGAAGAAATTTACGTTTATTAACAGGATCTAAAGCACCTTTCTTAAAAGCAGTCTGCCCATTAGCGGACTTACCCAATAGATCAATCATTCCCCTGGTTATTGCCCCTACGATCTTTTGGTTGTCTTCCAGCAATTCACCATCTGGTTCACCCCAGGAAGACTTACGAACAGGCATATAAACTGCTTTAACAAACGGGGGTTTCTTATCAGGGAAAGGGTTCTTCTCAAGCCTGATCATTGTTTCACCGACCCAGAAAGCACAAATGGGTTGTGCAATACCGGAATCATCTATATCCCAATTTCCCCAATACGAATGAACCACAAACTGCTTCCGGGCCTTATCA